GACTATATTAACTATTAATGACAAAGAGTATGACACTGACAACCTTAATGAAGATCAGAATAAAATTGTCAGCATCTTAAATGTTGGAATAAATACTACTGCTGTATTAAATCATATGCTCCAGTGCGTACAAGCAGTTCAAAATATAAAGGTAAATGAATTGAAAGCATCCTTAGAAGATTATGATGCTGATCAAGTGGTGTTTGACCTGTGATAAACGTTACTGACCTAACAAACATGGGCTACATTGATGCAATGAATGCAGATAAAGATCCATTAAAAGAGTACAGTGATTGGGTTGAGAGTAAGATCTTAACCTCAGGTCATGAACGTCTTGTAGAAAATACATTAGGTCTTGTTGGTGAGTCTGGTGAAGTAGCTGAGAAAGTTAAGAAACTTATTCGTGACAAGCACAAGTTTACTCCTGAAGAAATTGCTAGTGAAATAGGTGATGTAATTTTTTATGGTACTAGTCTTGCTATGATCTTTGGATTTAACTTAGGTGACATAATCAGAATGAACATGGAAAAATTAAACAGCCGACAAGAACGTGGCGTATTACAGGGATCAGGGGACAATAGATGAGTAACTATCTACCAACAGACTACCAAACCTTTATACATAAGTCACGGTATGCCCGATGGCTAGACGAAGAAGGTCGCCGTGAAACATGGGGCGAAACAGTATCACGTTACACTGATAACATAGTACGTCCAGCCCTTGAGAAAGCTAACCTTACTGTATCAAAAACTACAAAGCTTATACAAGAGATAGAAGATTCCATCTTGAGCTTAGGTTCTATGCCATCTATGAGAGCATTGATGACAGCTGGTCCAGCATTTATGCGTGACAATACAGCGGGTTATAATTGTTCATACCTACCTGTAGATGACATGAAGTCATTCGATGAGGCTATGTTCATCCTTCTCTGCGGCACTGGAGTTGGCTTTAGTGTAGAGAGGCAGTTCATCAGTAAGCTTCCAGATGTGCCTCAACTCTTTCAAAGCGATACTACAATAGTCATCAGGGATAGTAAGGAAGGTTGGGCTAAGGGTCTTCGTCAAGTTATTGCACTCCTGTACAGTGGTGAGATTCCTAAGTGGGATACTAGTAGTGTTAGACCAGCTGGTGCTAGGCTTAAGACATTCGGTGGCCGTGCCTCAGGCCCAGCGCCATTGATTGATTTGTTTAACTTTGTTATTCATACCTTCAAGGAAGCACAAGGTCGCAGGCTATCATCTCTTGAGTGCCACGATGTTATGTGTAAGATTGGTGAGGTAGTAGTAGTCGGTGGTGTACGTAGGTCAGCTATGATCTCTCTGTCTAATATGTCTGATGATCGTATGCGTCACGCTAAGTCTGGTGCATGGTGGGAGAACAATCCACAACGTGCCTTGGCTAATAACTCTGTGTCCTATACTGAGAAGCCTGATAGCTTGTCCTTCATGCGTGAGTGGATGGCGTTGGTTGAGTCAGGCTCAGGTGAACGTGGTATCTTCAATCGTGAGGCTTCCAAGAAGCAAGCAGCTAAGAATGGTAGACGTGACTCTGACTATGAGTTCGGAACTAATCCTTGCAGCGAGATAATTTTACGACCCTATCAGTTCTGTAACCTTACAGAAATTGTAGTACGATCCACTGATGATATTGATAGTCTTTCAGAGAAAGTTCGTATCGCTACCATCCTTGGTACTATCCAGTCTACTTACACAAAGTTTCCTTACTTGCGTAAGATCTGGCAAAAGAATACAGAAGAAGAACGTTTGCTGGGTGTGTCACTGACAGGTATCATGGACAACCCTTTAATGACAACTGAAAATGAGGGGTTAGATAAAACTCTTGAGCATCTTAAATCTATCGCTGTGGCTACTAACGCTAAGTGGGCTAAGCGCCTTGGCATCCCTGTCTCTACTGCTATCTCATGCGTTAAGCCTTCAGGCACGGTATCACAACTGGTTGATTCTGCCTCTGGTATTCACGCTCGTCACTCACCCTATTATGTTCGTACTGTACGTGGTGACAATAAAGACCCACTGACACAGTTCATGATGGACCAAGGCATACCTAATGCTCCAGATGTAATGAAGCCTGATCAGACTACTGTGTTCAGCTTCCCTATGAAGTCTCCTGAGGGTGCAGTAGTTACTGCAGATATGTCAGCCATACAACAGTTAGATATGTGGTTAGCTTATCAACGATCATGGTGTGAGCATAAGCCATCAGTAACTATCAACGTCAAGAAAGATGAGTGGTTTGAAGTAGGTGCATTTGTACACAAGTACTTCGATGAGATGTCTGGTGTATCTTTCTTACCTTTCAACGAACACACATACCAACAAGCACCGTATCAGGATTGTTCTAAGACAGATTACAAAACACTACTGTCTTGTATGCCTGAGAGTATTGACTGGACATTACTATCAAACTATGAGAAAGAAGACAACACAGCAGGTAGTCAGACACTAGCATGTTCTGGTGATTCCTGTGAGATTGTGGATCTAGTCTAATGTGGACGATACTAACAAGAAGTCAGTGTAACTTTTGTGACAGTGCTAAGGCTTTGCTAAAGGGTATGGGGGAATCATATACCCTCTACTCTGTTGAGTCTCCATCTAGTAAGTGGGTGTTGACTATGGCTAAACAAGCAGGGTATACTACAGTACCACAAATATTTAAACCAGATGGAACCCATATTGGGGGCTACAGAGACCTGAAGGAATATTTTGATGAAACCAGTACGTAAAAGTTTTAACAGAGCTTTGTATCAAGCTTACGATAAGAAAGCTAAAGATACTTTAGTTGACCTATTAGAATCTAAAGGTCACACGATAGTTAATACCGAAGAGAACTATCATGTTGACGTTGTGTCACAGAAAGATGGCTACACATACTTCAATGAGGCAGAAGTAAAGGTAGCCTGGACAGAAGATTGGCCGGCACATTGGGCAGAGATCCGTATACCTGAGCGTAAGCAACGCTTACTAGATAAGTACAATGGTAGTAATGGTGTGTTAAACTTCTACGTATTCCGTGAGGATATGAAACAAGTCTGGCGTATCAAGGATACACTACTAACTAAAGAGAGCCTAGCTGAAGCTAAGGGTAGGTACATACAGAAGGGTGAACTATTCTTTCACATCCCTTACACATCAGCTGAATTGGTAAACACATGATTGAAAAGATTAAAGACTTTGATCCCGTATCTCGTCCTGCCCATTACAATATGGGTGGGATAGAGTGCATTGACTACATCAAACAAGTCGTAGGGCTTGATGGTTTTATTGCTTACTGCCATGGCAATATGATTAAGTATCAGCACCGTTACCGTTACAAGCAGAAGCCTGCAGAGGACATGAAGAAAGCGGAGTGGTACTTACGTAAGATGAATGAGGCTTTGGCAGAGAAACATAAGTAAGGGCAACCTATGGGCAGACCAACCAAGAGATCTAAGAATGACTTACCTCCTCTTGAGGAAGAGGCTAAGGCTTATGTAAAAAAGAACCGACCAAAAGAAAAACCCCTGACCTCTCGTAGGTATCTAGCAGGACAGGCCTTAGCTGGATTACTTGCAAGTGGCAGGGGTCTTGGTCGTGTCGATGAAGTTAAACGAGAAGCTTACAACTGGGCAGATCTTATGGATGAAGATGAGGATGATTAATTAAAACTAATCTCACCTAATGCTCCTGATTCTAAAAGGATTTCTATCTTTTGTAGCTGTTCTAATGCATCTGGTTGATCTAAAAGATCTGTTAAACTACCTTCAATTTGAAGTAAATTCATAACCTTTTTAACATCATCTTTATTTTTACCTGACAAAGTTCTTACAAGCTCTAGTGACTTAGGTACACTAGAGTTTTTTACTATGTTTAGTGTTAATTCTTTAGCTTCCTTAAGCATCTTATCAACTATATCTTCTTTCTTTTTTTGATTAGTCTTTGAGGCATCAAAAAAATCTGGATAAGCTTTTATAGCTCGTCTAGCTGCAACGTTTAAGTTAGGGTAGACTAAAGCATCCATATAGTTTTTTACTTCTGGTGGACCATCAAACCTTACAGTCTTC